TATTAGTTCATCTGGCAGTAGCCGCGACAGAAAGCAGCCAAAGACTGGCATGACAAATCTCTGCGCCCATGTTGTGGCATCATCAGAATTTATCACAGTTGCGGAGGTCCTGCTTTGTCTTAGCTTTGAGATCAAAACTGAAAAATGGGCATCTGTCCTACCTAGCTTCTTGTCTCCTTTCGTGAGCATTTCATTGTCAAGTTCGTCACAAATTGACCTGCAGATTGTCTCGACAAAGTGCACTATTATTCGACATCTAAATTCTAATACAAAGATCTCTCTAACCCCGCCAATTTGCAGCTTCTTGAAGAGATTGCTGACTATCCCACCATATTCCGCTTGCACTTCTCTGGCCATTTTCCCGACTTGCTTCATGACCTTGTAATCGTACCCACCTGCCATTAACTTTATGGAGGCTTCAAGACACGTTACTCTTTCATTCTCTTTTGAGTCTCTAATGTGCTCTTCTCTCCAAAGTTCACCAGTTGCAGACTTCTTCATAGTCGCAAGCTTCTCAACATCTCTGCTCAAGAGCCTGTCCATGGCTCTGTTCATTATCCAGCTCTTTGGTTCCGGGTGCTTCTTTTCAATTCTGCCCAGCAAGGTGTCTCCGATGGCACAGACAAAGTCCGAGTTGAATTCATGAGAACCTAGCTGAGTTCTTGTCAGGGATTCCGCCCCCATGGAATCTGGTCTAGCTTCCCTCATCTTGAGTTCCTCGCTTATCACCTTCTGAAAGATCTTTAGAAAGCCATGCATTTCCTTCGAATCCTCTTTGTTGTGTAACACTCCAAAGTACGAAAGGTTTAGAGCTATTTCAAACCTTCCAACTGGCTTTCCGGTAACCCACGAGATTATGCTACAGTCTTTATCCAGAGTCTTATCGAACTCTGATAGGTCAAACTCATCCACCGATGTGTAGCGAACACCAGGCTTCATATTCATGAGACAATTCATGGTTCTTTTCCTCATCCATATGCACAATCTGCTTCTGGAAAACGGCTCCCACTTGGACAATATTTTCAGGGGGAAATGATTGATGAAATTATCCATAACGCAATCCATGTATGCATATCGGACTTGCTGGACTTCCTTGCTGGTCTGCTCTTTACCTTCCAGCCAAAAAAGCAGCGATGCGTTAAAGTGAGACATGCAATCGTCTGACACGCTGCTCAAATCTTCTGTCAGATATTGAGAATGCAAGGACATCCACATTGCCAAGAGCGAGCAGGCTTTCTCCCTAATATACAGATAGTGAGTGCATGAGTGCTGGTTTAGGCTCACAAATTCGCTGATATTCACATCCCCAAAATCATGCATTGTTTT